TATCTTCCATTTTCGTCAGGTTCACCAAACTTAACTCCACTTTCAATTAATTTTTGGAATGCCTTAAGTCCTTCTGCTATATTTGTTAATGCTTTACCTGCATCCATTACAGAATCAATACCTCTCTTAGTAGCATTAGGAGTAAATGAATTTCCAAAGATAGCTCCAAATAAACCACCAGGATTTGCAGGTTCTCCACCAGCTTGAGCAAATGCAGTAGTAATACCGCTTAACACTGTAGTTAATTCTAAACTATCAGAATCACTCCAATCTAATTTTTTGTAATCTTTAAGACCTACTGCTAATTTTGAAAGAGATGCGCCGGCAGCAGCGAAACCTGCAGCAGCTTCTAACATTCTAACGGCATCTACTGCACCTGTTATAGCTCCACCAATTTTCTTAAAGAAACCAGTAACACCACCTTCATTTTTACTACCCGGCCCTAAGAATGCAGATTTTACACCAGCTAATGTTGTAGTTAATTTCAGAGCATCCTTCTCTGTAAAGTCAACTTTCTTTATGGCTGATAACCCTGGAGCCAATAATGATAAAGCTCCACCTATTGCAGCAAAAGCCGCTGCACCTGGAATAATTGCAATTGCACCAAACCCTGCGGCAGCAAATTCTAATCCTAAACCTAATAAGAGAGCGAGCTGAACACCTACTCCCTCCATTGTCATATCTTTAGTTGCTTCGGCAAACGGTACATAACCTAGACTAAATACCAATAACCCTAGTCCCATCGCTACAAAGGAGAATGCACCTTGTATAATATAACTAAAGGCGAAACCTAATAAGGCAGTAGCAAGTCCTATACCAACCAGTATAGCAGCTTGCATTCCAATTTGTTTAAGAGTAATATCTTTGGTCATTAAAGCAAATAGAGCATATCCTAATGAGAAGACTCCTAATCCTACACCCATAATAGCTAAAGAAACCGAACCTTTTCTAACTTGTTTACTTGCTAATCCTAATAGTGCAACTGCACCTCCTACTAAAAGAAGAGCTGCAACCATTCCTAAAAGAATCATTGGTTGCATTAATATAAACATAGTAACTAAAGCAAAACCTGCTAATCCTATAGCAAAGCTAAGAATACCATCTCCAACTGCATCAAGAGCATTAGCACCTTTGGTAACTTGTTTCTCAAACATTCCTAAAAGAGCTAAGGCACCTGACATTAAACCAATTGCAAGTACTAAGAAAGGTATGGCTATAAGTCCTGGAATAATTAATAAAGCAGATAAGGCGAGGGCACCAGCAAACTTTTTGATTGCGCCGCCCATAGCATCTAATACATTAACTCCTTCTTCAGCCTTTTTGGTATCTTGTTCAGCAAGTGCAGTAAAGGCTTGTTGTACAAAATCAATAAATTTAGTTACGGCCTTTTTAGGAACTAACATCCAAAGAAGCATTCCTTTTGCGGTTGATGATGCACCTAAACCTAATTGTTGTAATACTTCAGCTGCGGTTGAAGCTTCTTTATTTTCGTTTCCTCTACCTCCAAAGAAACCACTTAAACCACCACCTCTACTATTATCGGCAATTATTTTAAGATATTCAGTCTGAGCTTCTAATTGTGTAACGATGGCTAATTCTAAACCGCTACCTTGATCACCAGTAGCAACAGCCAAGAAAGCATCTAACTTTTCATTAGTTGCCTCAGCTGCCGCTGCTATCTTAGCTAACGGATCCATTAAATCTTTTAGAGTTACTGCTGCCATCCAGTTTTATATATTTACAGTTTAGGCATACTTATCTTAGGCATAGATGGAGCTTTATATGAGCTCATATTTTTCTTAGCCTGAGATTGCATATTTCCTATATTGTATTTATCCTCGAGCTCACGATTATTTTTTGTCTCTTGATCATTACGTTCTTTGATAATGTCATTGAACATTTCAAGAGTATACTCATATTCGTAATATGGAAGCATATCCAGCTCTGATGGCTGGAGATGCAACTTTTCTAAAAGGAGGACTCTAACTTTATAGAAGTTCAGAAGAGATATCTGAAATAACGAAAAGAGACTTAAGCCCGCCGGGAAAGGAAAGCGGAACTGTGATCTCCGCACCACAGCTTTTACAAGGATAACCAAATTCTGGCTTAACTCCTATTTTCATTTTTTCAATCAATCTAAAGATAAGTGTATATTTACCAGTCTCCCAACCTTGATAAGCAGTAATAGCAGAAAAGATTTCTTTATCATTAAAACCTCTCCATTCTCTCTGAAGATAAGGTAAAACACCTAATGCTGATTTATCCCAAGGTTTATTTTCTTCTTCTCTTTTTCTTACCCAGTCAGTTATGGCTCTCATAACACCGATTGTAGGTGGTGCTAAAGTTAATTCACCGTGACTCTTAGTAGTTATAGAATAACATCTATTAACTTGATCATAATACTTTTCTATCATTTCATCAACTTCATTGAATTGAACATTCTCAGTTCTTAATTCAATAGAGTCTTGTGATTTACATGACTTAGTAGTACAACTCTTTTTACCTACTGGCATCATAAGTTTAGCTTCACCTTTTTTAAAGGTTAATTCACGGATTGATAAAATTAAGTAAATTCTATCTTCTTCTAAAATATCTCGATAAGATCCTCTTTGATTACCATACATAATTTTTGTACAGCCTACGATGATAGAGTTTAACGCATCATCTACATCTTTAATGTTTGTTTCGTCCATCATAGAGAAATCTCTAATCTCGCCAACTCTCGCAGCTCTAATATGTACTTCAAAATCTTCTCTATAAAATCTACCCGCAGACGGTAACTGATTTAGATCAACTTTTAAATAACCTGATAGTTCTTGTATTCTTCTTATTTCAGGATCATCTGGTGAAGTCTGCCCACCCCTACCTTTTGTAGGATCAACTTTTCCTAAATTAGAAATTGTACCATCTTCTTTCTTAACAACCTCAGCTTTCGTATCTTGAATGCCTTCAGCTGCTTCGAACTCTTTTTTAATGTTTTCTTCGTGCTTACTCATTTTTTACTTAATTTTCGTTAATTGTTTTTCGAGTGAAGTTTCTTTTACAATATGCTCAACTATTATGTTTCTAACATATCGTGAAACTGGTATAGGTTTTGTATTACTTTCCATTGATTTCTGAATAATTATTGTATTCAAATTATCTTCATCTTCTGGTGTTAATAGAACCTGTAATTTTTTTGTTAATCTTTTTTTCTGTGGAATCATTTCCTGGATACTTTCATTATATCCATATTTAGGTTTATCTGATTTGAACTTTTTTATCCAATGTTCAACTCTTTCTAAAACATCACTTAAAGATTCTCCATTTTTAAAAGTTTCTAACGTTTCTTTTTTGAAGTTTAAGGTTCCAAAATCTTTAACGGCTCTTTTTATGTATTTACCGTTTCCAAAGTAATTAGGGTTATCATTTACTGAATATCCTACATAAACCTTTTTGTTTGCTAAGTTTTGTACTTTAAATATATTCATTGGTTTTGTAATATGTATTCTATATTATATATTAGAGTGGTGACAAAAAAACTGGCCCTAAGGCCAGTTTTTCTAAGATTTAATTTATTATGCTCCTACGTTTTCTTCCAACCAGTGGTCGCAACGATAAGTCATTGTTAATTCAGCAGGATCTGCTGTTTCATAATTTAACTCATCTACAAAATCAGGCTGTCCAGTTGGGAATACATCTTTCAATGTAATCTTTCTGAAAATATCACCTGCTCTGTTGAATTGAACAACAATCATACTTCCTACATAGTCTTTCTTTAATCCCATTTCTCCAGTTAATGGATCATAGATTAGTTTGTACCAATTACGGAAAGTATTGTACATGTAATTTTCATTTGCGTCATTTAGGTTTAACGTAAAGTTTAATGTTAGATCCACGAAAGTCTGTCCAGGCATTCCTGCATAAGATCTGTCAGCAAATTTATATTTCTGATTTACTGCATCTACTGTAGGGTTTAAGTTATTTAAACCTCCAATAGTTTTGACCTGTTCTAAAATCAAACCTGTATCATCACCTAATGGACTGAAGATTGTAACCTCAAACAAGTTTGGTTGAATAGGTTCAAATCTCTGACTGCTAGCCCTTGCTTGTGTATAATGTGGTAGTGGCATAATTTATCTTATTTTTTTATATATTCAACTTTTTTATCTTATTGGAAATTTCCTGCTTGGATTGCACCTGTTCTTAGAATTGTAGTTCTTTGAACGAGTATTTCCATTCCTCTTACTGGCTCAATGAATGTATCAATGATACCAATGTTTTGATCAATAACTTCTGGTGGGTTATTTGATTCATCCATTACATTTCTGAAGTCAAATACACCATCATCGTTTTGAACTGTTGCAAGGAAGTTATCAGCAAGTGTTTTAATTTCCAACCTTGTTTGAGCAGTATTGAACTCAAATAAGTAATTTTTAAGTATTGCTTCAATTCCATCTTGGATAAAGATTACAACCTCTCTACAGTTAATTGAACTTAGAGCAGATTTAGTTGTCTGCTGTGCAGTTTTGTTTGCAAAGATTGTTGGTCCAGTTCCGCTTTGGAATACAATAGGATTCAATCCGAATGGCTCCAAGAATTCTCTGTCTTCCTTTCCAAGATTTAATTCTAATCCTACAACACCGCTTCCTCCTACAACTCCTCTTCTAACTCCTGCAACTAATGACCACGGTAATGCGTTTTCATATTTTGCAATAAAGTTATTAGAAACATAACATGCAGGTGGAACGTTTATATTCTTTCCTAAATCTCTTACTGTAATAAAAGGATAGTAGAATGCTCCAAAACTTGCACCTTGCGTTTGAGAAGGTAACGAGAATCTTACTGTTGGATTCTTACTTAAATCACCACCCGTAGAAATCAATCTTGAAGAAAGAGTTCCTGTAGCATCTAAGAATGAAGGATCTGTACTATTTTTAAAGTCCTTAGCAGAAGGTGCATTAATTATTGCGAATGCATTCTTTCTAGTAGAACATAATGTAGTATAGATTGCTTTAGATCCACTTTCAATACCGTTTCCAAATGTATCTACGACATATCTGAAGTTTATTGTTTCTCTATCAGTTAATGCCTTAAATAAATTTGTACCGCTTAAAGTATCTGTTAAGATTTTATTCTGTCTATCATTACTTCCATCTGGTACATGTTTAGTGGCATCTAATTTGAAACCATCTAATGTAAAGATGTTAAAGAAATCAACCCAACGGTCAATAGGATAATACAATTCTACCTTTTTAACTCCACTTACAGTATCAACTAAGATTTCTGATTGTGTTGTTACAAGTATTGCAGTTTTTCCTGCAGGAATTGTAGAATATGTAGAATTCGTTAAACCTCCAACTACTTCATTAATTCTTGTTAACCTTGATGGTACACTTCCTGTAGCATTTCCTTCAGAGTGTATTA